TTCAGATAAAGTATCTGTTAATGAAGATATTGCGCTTGTAGCAGATCTAGATCCAATAGATGCAAGATCCATTACATTTGTATTTCTTCCTATACTTGGTGTAGGTAATTCGCCTCTAGGTATTTTGATTGCCATCTATTATATCCTCATAAGTTACTCTGTATTTAGCAGGGCTATATACAGCTTCTGTTACAACACCATTTTGATCTTTTTTAATAGACCAGTTATTATGGCCTTCGCCTATTCTTGGTATTACTTTGCTTTTGCCTTCAAAAATCATACTGTCATGTTCCCATACTTTTATAATAAACATAATTAAGTTGTAGCTTGATAAGTTTTACCTAATCCAGAAAGTAAAGATGCTTTTCTATTCCAACTTTCTTCACTTAATTTACCTGCTAGTTTTATGTCTATCATTTGTAAATCCATTTCTACTCCTTTTTCAATCCAAAATCTTGTATCTTCATAATTCGCAACAACTTGTTCTTGATCAAATAAAGATGAACCTGTAAACATTTCTACACCTCTTGCACCTGCCGCCGCCCTTTTAGCACTTAATAATTTTTTAGCTTGTTTGTTAGCGGCTATAATGTTTTGGCTTTTTTCTATGTCTTTGTAATATTTATCCCAAGCCGCACCAGCTTTTATATTTTTGGAAGTTTGAATACTCCCCATATATGATACTGCTGTACTTGCACCTATTGCTAAAGCTAACCATGGAAATGCCATATTTTATACTCCTTAATCTGTTGTTACCAATGTTCCTGTTATACCTAAAACTGTCATAGGTAATGGTTGTTGTTGTTCAATTTGTATTTGTCCATCTCTATCCCATCCTAAATTAATAACTCTTTTATCTCCAGTAAATTCTTTAATATTTTGACCCATTGGAGTAGATGATGTTCTAAATGGTAATTGATCACCATTTATAATAATTCCTACAGTTTTATGTAATCTTACCATAACTTCATTATATCTCTTTTTTCGTCCTTGTGCAGTACCTGCTTGTGATCCTGCTTCAACTCTCATAGTTTTAATTCTAGATGTATAACCTAGACCTATTTCTATACTTTTAAAACTAGCCTGTGATGGTAATGTTACTGAAATTTTACCATCTATAACTGTTTGATCTGGATATACAGCATCACCTACTAATACTTGTACTGTTTCACCTTCTAAATGATCTAATGATGTAATAATTGTAGTTCCATCATTTACAAGCGCAGATAACGTACTATCCATATTTAAAGTTGGATCTAAATATTCTACATATTGTACTATATTTCCATTAATTCTTCTACGTACAATTAACCATACTTGGTTTTCTGATGGTTCTGAAATAGATGCAACACTTTTAGCTTGTGAATTTGCTTTTAATGAATGATTAGATCCTACTCCATCACCTATTTGTAGTATTGTTCTATCTATAGCTTGGTCGTATGATGATGCTAATTCTATATTATTTGCATTTATTTTGTAAACATAATAAGTTTCACCATTTACTAAACCACTTAATGATGTACCACCACCATTGCTATAAACAACACTATCACCTGTATTTAAACCATGTGCTGTAATTGTAATATATCCATTATAATTAGGATCTGTTGAAAAATCAGTTACATCACTTGCACCATTAAATGTAAGTTTATAAGATCCGCCAAGAATATGTCTGTGCCATGCAACAACGTCTTCTTGTCTTTGATATGTTAAACCTAATAATGTTCCGTCATCTCTAATAGCCCAATAAATACTATCTGGTTCTTGAGCATAATCAACATCAGTAATTCCTGTTCCTGTAATATGTTCAGAAAGCAATGTCATATCTTGTGCTAAATATGCATCATCTTCAAATCTGTATGAAAATTCTCTAATTTTTTTTCTTTGTCTTTGTACAAATAATACAGAGTTACCAATTTGTATTGGTTGTGTATTATAACCACCATATGTAGTTTGTTGTGTAATTTGTACGTTGTCGGGTTGTAAAGGCTCACCAGTTGGTCTTCCTACTTTAAATTCACCACCTGCTGTACCAACGACTAAATCTCTTGCAGGGGCTAACCATCTAATTACATTTACTTTGTTTGCCGCAATAGTATAAATAAATGCATCTGCTGGATCACCTGCACCTCTATGAAAATGCTCATAAAAACCACTTTCACTTGCCCATATAGTTTGAGGATATGCTGTACTTCCACCAAATACTAATCTTTGTTCAAAAAATGATACTGTTCTTGGATAACCTGTATCATCAGACCAAGCACCTAATCCCCAATCTGTTGTAGCCGCCGCAGATCCAATATCTAATTTAATTTGCCAAGTAACTTGGGTTGTTGATGTAAATGCTGTAATTACACCCCATCCATCTTTCATTCTTACTGATCTACCAACGTCTGATGATTTAAAACCAGCACCATCATTTATACCTGTTGTAGAAGATGCAGTTAGTGTTCTTCCTGTACCAACACCAGATGCAGATGATGTAAATGTTGTAGATGTTTCGTTATCGTCTAAATATGGCCCATTAATAAATTGTACAGTTGATAATGTCCAAGACGTGTGACCTGTTCTAGATAATTTTCTAGGTTCTAATGTTTCTTGCACAATATACATAACGTCTGCTGATTGTGTAAATTGTATGTCATACAACATACTTTGAGTAAAAGGTGATGATATTTCGTAAACATCAGCCGCAGTACCACCAGATGTGTATGCAGTATAACCTGTGCTATCTACACCAGATAATTCAAAAGTATTTGTTGTAACATTAGCTATTCTAAATCTTCTACCATTTATTTCAGTCATACCACCAACACTATTAATCCAAACATCATCACCGTTTGAATATCCATGTGATGCAACTGTAACTACAGCAGGATTAGCTTGTGTTATGTTTGTAATATTTTTAGAAGCATTAGTTATTTGACCACCATCTTTAAAAAAACGAATATATTGATCGCCAAATTCTAAAATGTAAGATTGTTCTATATTAAATTCAAAAGGTATTAATCTTGTAGTTTTACTACTATCTTTTACTTCAGCAACAAATCTACTTCCATATCTTCTTGTTGCACCTCCTTGTGGAAACACAGTCATGTTTTCTAATATTTCAACACCATTATTATATTTTTTAAAATCAACTTGACCTGCAAGTTTTGGTGTTAATTCACCAGCAGTAAAATTTGTTTGAAAAGGATGTACTCTTGCCATTATTTTCTAAAGTCCGTAAATGTATCAGAAACAAGATCATCAATAAATCCTTCTTGTCCATCAATACTACGTGCTTCAGAAAGTTTAAGCTGATAGAGTTTCTGCATTTGTTCTTGTACTTTTAAACTATTTGTAACTGGATATGCCAAATCTACCGATAGTTTTGCAGTTAAAACATCTATAAACATAGAATCAAATAAATTTGTATCTGTAATTCTAGCTACATATAAAATTTTAGCTGTTCCTTCATCTGTTAATAATACTCTACCGTGTGTAGCTACATTTTCTATTTTAAAAATGTAATCAGAGTATTCCATTTCTAATACTCTTAAACAATATGGATTAGTTGGTAATGAATATTGGTAATTAAATCCATATGCAGGTGTATCAGATAATTTTGCTAATGTTGTTCTTGTAATAGCAAAATTCCAAGGATGTGATCTTAAAACTGCATCTCTAGCATCTGTATAAAATGCATTACATAATCTGGCTCTTTCTGTATCATCTGTTAATGAAGTGATTGGATCATCACCTAAACGTCTTAATGCATTTGAACAAATTGATACTTCTGTAGCCATAATAATCTCTTAATATATCAAAGGGGCGACTATAATTCAATATATATCGCCCCTTCTAACTGTTTAGTTATTTATTACTCAACAGCGTACATTACTGCAACTTTAATAGTTCCAGTAGCAGTTCCGCCGCCTGTAGTAATCAATACGTCTGTTTCAGCAGTATTTTCATAACCGAAGCCATCAATAGCACCATCTTCAGACATAACAACTTTACCAGCAGTCGCCGCCGCAGTTGCGCCGATATATCTTGTAGCGCTTGATGCATCCCCAGCAGATAAAGTTACTCCAGAACCTAAAGCGTCATGGTGTATAACAATGTCATACACTACAGCGCCTTTTGGTAATCTAGCAACTGAAATATCTGAACCTTGTGCTAAAGAGGAAGCCTCATAGCTATCGTATTGTACTCTGATTTTACCATGTGCATACTGTGATGATGTTTTAACAACAGGATCAGCAGTTATGTTAGTAAAATTTGAACCTTTTACACTCGCCATAATATCCTCCTATTATTCTGCACAAGCTATTTCTACTACTTTTTCGTCTTCTACTCTTGTAGCGCCGATAGTCATAGATAAAAATACCTGTGTTGCATAGTTCTTGTCTGCTCTTTCAGAGATTTTTGTAGCAATATCTCTACCAAGCGCAAGACCCATAGCTGATTTAGTGAAAGCTAATACTTGTCTATCACCGTTTCCGTCAGTTCCAAGTCTTTCTGATCTAACAAACTTGAAGCCCATAAAACTGTCAATAGCACCTTGTACTAGCGCCTTAACTGTTGCGTAGTCAGCAGAAGTGATTTTCTCTAACGCAAGAAGATCAGACATTTGTTTTGCTGTGCAAATCATATATCTTTCTTCATCTGGATCAACATCAGCCGCATCAAGAATTTCTTTAGCGCTGATTAATTTTTCCAATGATAGACCACTTGTTGCTACTGCTACTTTTTGTCCAGCAGGTAGTGCAATACTTGTACCACCACTAACTCCACCATAAGAAGTTCCAGTTGCCGCAGAAATAATTGCGTCATCCATTGCTCTACCCATAGCGTAAGCACCAGCTTTAGCGTATTCGGATTGAGGCGAAATAAGCATTCTTACTTTATCTTCTTGATCAATTAAGTCTGCCCAATCGTAATCATCCATTGTTACTTTTCTTCTAGAATGAGGCGTATCCACTCTTGGAGTGTCAGCGTGTCTAGAAGTTCTTTTTTGTGCCGCAGTTGACCCAATTCTTTCAAAGAAATGTGATTTACCTGTTACACTTTCAGATCTTACCGCATCTCTTAATCTAGAACCTTTTTGTTGAGCCAAATGAAACACATTACTTTTGTATTGTTCTACAAAAGCAGTTGTTATTTGAGTTGACATATTATGTCCTCCTATTAAGATTTAAGAATAGAGAGTATAATACCAATGCATTATACCATATTCCGTGTATCGGCTTTTATCCTTACGGGAAACCTTATCGTAAACGATACGATCAATCGGAAGTTTAAAGCCATCACGGCTACCTATTCGTTGTCCTAATAGGGCGAAATTGGTGTTGTATTTATATCACAAAATTTAATTAAACGCCATAGGCTTTTTCATGTAACTGTCGCATTCTTTCAACAGCCATTTGATCGCCTTTATGATATGGATGATTTGCATCATTCATAACCTTTTGTATTTCTTCTTTAGCGTCTAAAGGTGATACAGCCAATCTGTTATTTTGTGTATTTTTAGCCATATCTTCTGTTACTTCTGCACCTAATTTAGCAAAGAATTTAATAACAGCAGGATTATTACCAGCGTTGGTATTTTCAACAAGATCTTTTAATTCATCATCACCATAAACATTTAATGCTCTTTCTGCGGCTCTAATATTTTTATCATAATCATAGCCCCATTCTTGCTTTAATGCTTGTGTTGTTTGATCTCTTTCTGCCGCCATACTTGCAGGTTCATTTTCCATTTCATGTTTAATACTACCTATTTGATATTCAAGTAATGCATTAACTTGATTGTTATTTAAACCAATTTTATGTGCAACATTTTTAAATTCATCAACATTTTCTTTTTTAAAGTATTGTTGATAATCTTGTGGAATATTAACTTCATATTTATTAGGATCTTCTGGTCTTCCTAATTTATTATAAAGTTCATTATATTCTTCATCTGTTTTAGGTAACGGTATTCTGCTTCCTAAAACTTTTTGTTGATGCACTACAGTTTTTGCTAAACTTTCTACGTCTTTAAAGTTTTGTAATGTAGCATCATTTTTTAACTCGTCTGAAAGTGATGATTTCCAATCTTGATTATCACTTCCCGATCCAAGTACCGTACTAACTTGTTCTTCTTGTACTGGATTGTCGTTTGTGGTCATTTGTTCATCAGACATCTTTATCCTCCTTGATTAAATTGATTATTCTGATTATTACATTTCGTTGTCCTTCACGAAATGCTGTTTCATATGGATCACCTTTTGTATGTGATGATCTATGATAGTAAGCCGATTGTAAATCAGCTAACACTCTTTTACCTTCCTTTGTATCAAAGGTTGATTGGTAATCTGTTTTTAATTGTTTATGATCTTTGTTGTCAAAATCCATTATTCAATTTCTGTCATTCCCATTTCTTCTGCTGTATCTGTAACAGCCGCTTGTACCATTGGGTCTGCCATAGTTTTAGATGCTTCTGCTTGTGTCTTCATAGCTTGTGCTTGTGCTTGTTGTTCTTGTGCCATTGCCGCCATTTGTTGTTGTTCAGCACGTGCATTACGCATTTCTTCTACCTCATCTCTACCACGTAATACAGTTTTAGGAACACCTAATAAATTTCCTCTTAATCTAATTGCTTCATCATGGTTTATATTATCCATAATAGCAGGATCAACTTGTGCAACATTCATTGCTAATTGATATAATCTTTCAATAGATACTGCTTCTTCCATTCTTTGTGAACGTGCTAATGGCCCTAAATATTCTACATCTATTTTAGAACCTTTAATAATATCTGGTTCTGGCATTAAAGCACCTGCACGATACATAATACCAAACACACGTTCAATTAATGGATTTAAAAATTCTGATTGAAATCTACCTAATGTTGGCCCAAGTAATCTTTGCATCAATTCGTATCTAACTTGTACTTCAGTAGCCGTCATTTGTGGGCCTTCTTGTAATTGTAATTGATCTGAATAATATGCTTGTCTAATTGCAGTTCTTAATTGGTTTTCTTTCATATCAGTTATTTGCCAATTAGATCCAATTTGTAATGGTTTAACTGCACCATCATTTCTAATAACTGTAATACCCGCAGGGGTCATTCTAACTCTACCTACAACACCATCATCTTGAACAAGTAATGGTGGATCAATAGCTTTTGCCCATGCTTTTAATCCAATTTCTACAGCTTTATTTAAAGTTTTAATATCTGGTAATGCATTGTAACTTGGTGATCTACCAAAAATTTCACCAGTTGCTTTTGACCATCTAGGTACTAAATATGGAAACTCATTGTATCCACCTGTTCTAACTACCATTTTATCTTCTTCACAAACGTGACAAGAATGAAAAGGTAATTTAGTAGATGTTTTACCTATTGCTCTTTTGTAATCTTCTGTAGGTTCTACAGCATGAATAAAATTAAATTTTTGATCTGGTTTTTCTTTTGCCGCTTGTAAAATTTTTTCACCAACATTTTCTTCACCAAATTCTTGAACAGCTTGTCTAGCTGTTAATTTATATTTTCTGTAAAGTGTATCAACTTTACCATTTATATTTTCTTGTATGTAATATTCTGCAATGTGTAATGTATTAAAATGAATACCATCTGTATCAAAACCTTTATTACCTTCTTCTACAAATATTGCGGCAGTACCGATTGAACAAATATCAAGATACATCTCATGTACTTCAGTATTAAAATTTGTTTCATTAAATGTGTCGTACATTCTTTTTGCAGTATCTTCTAACCATAACTGCACATCACGATTTTCATTTAATTGTTCATCTCTTAATTTTACACTAAACCAAGGTAATGATGGTGATGTAAGTGTACCTTGTAAACTTGCCGCTAATAAATTGTTAGCTGTAATAGCTGTACTATCAAATAAAACTTCTGTACGTTTTTCACCTTTTGTTCTTAATGTAACAACATCTGCTTTACGTGGCATAACGTAGTCAAGTATTTCTTGCCAGTTTACTTCCCACGTTCCTCTATCAGATGCTAACGCATCAACTCGTTTTTTAATATACTCGTATGTTGCCATAACTATTAAACTTTAGTGCCACCTAATAATGTTTTAGATGTAGCCGCTTCTTCTTCAACACCTGTTCCACTTGTCAAAATTGTACCGTACATACCTTTACGTTTTGTACTTAATGCTTTTGCTTTTTCTGCTTCTAACGCCGCTTCTTGTTTAGCAGTTTGATCGTACATAGATTGATCTACTGGTGGTGGCATTTGTGGTTGTGCTTTTGATCCCATAATTATTCCTTTATAACCATTTACATTCTTCTTTCAACATTCCGTAAATTGCCCCATCAACGTATGTTCCGTTAATATTAAAACATTTACGTACAACACCTTCTTTAACAAATCCTGTGCCACTTAACAATCTTTCATTTCGTACATAACCGTTACGACACAAAGCTGTCATTCTATTACAGCCTAATTGTTTAAATCCGTATTGGAACACATATTTTATACGATTTTTTGTACAAACTCTAGGAGTTTCTAATGCTAAATGTACCCAAATGTTGTTTCCGTCATAATCGGAAAATAACCATCCACCTAAAACTTTATCATCTTCAACAAAACCAATATAAGAAAATTGCTCACCAAGATCTGCTGATATGTAAGCATTTTTTTTTATATAGTCGCCAACACGTTTTTTCCACTTTTCGTCGGTAACTGTTTCAATCACTATGCTTTAATTTTTCTTTTTCTTCCGCCACCTAAAACAGTTTTTGCTACATTAGCTTCTTCTTCTACACCAGAAGCAGAAGACATAATTGTACTTCCACCATAACCAGCACCCATCAATTTTTGCCTATCAGTTTTTACTGTATCAACTGCTTCAGTTACAGTTTTAGGCTGTTCAACTACTTGAACAGGTGCGGCTTGTTTTGGTGATCCAAATACTGCTTTTGCTATTGCTCTTACAAATCCACCCATTGTTACTCCTATATTGTTTGTTACGTAAATACGTTAAATTCAGAATCAGAATATATTTGAGTAGGCTCGTAATTTTTTACTCTTGCTTTTCTTAACGACATAACAGCATATCTCATTGCTGATATAGCGTCATCATTAGCAGGAACAATTTTACCATCCTTCCTATGATACATTCGCAATTCTTCTAACAGTTTACCTTGGTTTTTAAATATTTTCAATCTCTTTGTCTGCATACGTGTTAACATTTCCATAACACCTGCTTCAACACTATTACCACCACTACCTTCTTTTTGCCCTACGCTTGGTGGATTACTAAAATGTTCTCTAGTCATGTTTACACCTTCTCTACGATATTGATCTGTTAAATTTTTACCAGATCCTTTATCAGCTTGTCTTCCATCCATTGGCCATATTACAGGTATCCAATTACCTCTAGCTTTTATTGCACTAGCGTGTACAGGTACAGTTTCTTGTCGTAAAGAATAACTATCATAAATATAAACTATATCACTATCTCTATCCCATGCTATCCATGCACAAGCAGTTGGGTGATCCCATCCAAAATCTAGCCCACATATTCTAGGCCAATGACTTGGCATTTCTATTGGATCACAAATAATATCTTCTTCTGCTATAGGAAATACTAAACCAGATCCTAATTGTGGTATTCCTCTTTCACGCATTTTTCTTTCATGCGGTGGTAAGGCTTGTAATATTTGATCTCTAATTTCTTTTGTCATATGCGGTGCATCATCCCATCCCGCAGTAAATAATGCTTGTCCATCTTTTAGTTGGTTCATAAATTGTGCTACTGTTTCTGTCATTCCGCTTTCTGGCGTAAATGTCATATACACAATTCCGCCTTTATCGGCTGTTCTTGTTAATGCTTGTGAATATATACTTGGTGGTGGTTCTTCATCTAGCCATATTACGTCTAAACTTTCACCCATCCATTTTTCTTTACCCATTTCGTAGGCTTTAAAACCAATTCTAGAATTACCACCAGATTTATGTTTTATAACTACCGAGTTTAATGCATTTGGTACACCTGCTTTTCTTACAGTATCAACAATATATTTTAATGGTATAGATCCTGTACCTTTTGCAGACGGATCATCTGGTTGGCCAACAAGTTCTCTTTGGCAGACATCCCTAGTAGTTTCATTTGAAACACCCCCAGCCCAAGCACGTATCGGTCTGTTAAATTTTCTGCCTTCCCACCACGTTGGGTAGTGACCCGTCACATGGTACGCCATTTCCATAGCCCCACAGAAAGACTTGCCGACCCTATTACCAGCCATTAACAATCGTTGAGCAGATTTATCACCATGAAATTTTTTTTGATATTCATAAGGTTCATAATGATCCATCCGATTAGTTGCCTTACGGCGTTCTAATTCTTTAGCAATTTCTATTGCACGTTCTAAAGCGTTACTGTCCATCTTTTAAAATATATTTTCTACGTAATTTTCGTGGTGTTTCAAGCGCAAAAATTTCAGCCTCGGTTCGTTCTAGTTTATTATCAAAACCATAATGTACTTTACCAGTATTTTTAAACCTATCAACAAGAACATACCTATATAC